CTACATGGCGGATCTGAGACCCTGATACCTGCTTGTCAAAGAACCCAAACCGCAAGGCCGAAACCCCGGAACCGGTTTGTCAGTCACCAAAATTTCGTTTGGCTTGCCCCCTTCATAAATGCGGTATGCATTGCCGTCAATACGTTTCGCTTGAAAAACATACGTAACGAATTGACCGAGAACCTAAGCACCTGATTTGATTGAAATAAATCTGCATGCTTGCTACACCTGAAAGCCAGCCAAGCCAAGCCAGAAAAGCCAATGAAAACAGGCAGGCAATCGCCAGGTACGCTAACCGGCCTCTATTCAGATTGAATTACCCTATTCGGCAAATCACCCAAATCACCCCGCATTAGCAGGTCTAAACCCGCCGGATTTAGCGCCGTTGACGTTTCAACCGCCGCGAGTCTAAAAGCGAATCAATAACGGCGAATCTCGACTAGAAACCGCCGCCGATTCTCCCCCGACATTGCCAAGCCTGCCGCCGCATAGCGTGGCCACGGCGCACCATATCCAGCCCCTGTCGGTAACCCCGGCGGGGGAAGGGGGAAGCCGTGGCCAGATCCTGCCAGCCGACAAAGCCCCGGCGGGGGTGCCCAGAAGAGGCAGGCAATAACCCGCATAGCGTCGCCAATATCTGCCAGCCGGTGACAGCTGGCCAGCACCTGCCAGCCCTTCACAGTCCGCCGCTTGTCTCCGCCCCCCACGGGGGGAAGGAAGGGGGAAGCCGTGCCGATAGGCAGGGAAGGGGGGAAGCGTACCCCCGGCCATGTCCTGCCGCCTGCCTGCCTGCCTGCCGTCGGTCTAGCGTGGCCACGTCCTGCCAGCCTGCCAGCCTACCGCCTGCCTGCCTGCCGTCCACCCCTGCCAGCCTGCCGCCGGTCACCCCCTGCCGCCGCCTGCCGCCATGGCCACGCCTGCCGCCTGCCTAGCCTGCCAGCCAGCCCCCGCCACCCCTGCCGCCCATGGCCCGCCGCCCCTGCCTACCCCCCGGCGGCCTTAGGTTCTTCGCCCCCCAGACCCCCCGACCGCGGGCGAGCGGCAGCGCAGCATTTGAGCGATTTCGGTGTTTTCAATTTCAGGCTTCCGATTCCTGGATCCGGGGCCGGCCGGGCGAGGAATGGATTTGCTCAGATCGCGCAACGAAATGGGGTGATGCCACCGGGCGGATAGAAACGAAATTCCAATAGGCCACCGGTACCGGGGCGATCTGTAGAACAAACCGGTCGTTTGGTGGGTGGCCGGTTGCATGCCGATGGAGGGCTGAAACGTGTACGTTGTACGGAGCGGCTCCAACCTTTTGCTGGTCACCAGGATGGCTCGAGCTGCAGAGCAGTTGGCATCCCCCAGAGCGCAGCGAGAGATGTACCGGGGCGTTGTCGACGCCGGCCGAAAAATGAAGACGGTGGTCCAGAAGACGGTCACCAAGCAGATGAACCTCAAGGCCGGTCAGTACCAGTCCTATGTGGTGGCCAACACCCGGGGCGTCGGTCGGCAGGGCATCCTGGCTTACGACATCTTCTCGGTGAAGGGCGGTATCCGGGCCGAGAACTACAAGGGCCTCCGGTCGGTCGCTGTTAAGTCCAGGCTAAACAGCAAGATCCAGATCAGCGATCGAGGCTCGGTCAGGTCGGACGTCTGGAACAACCCACGCATCTTCAAGCGATCGTTCGCAACCAAGGGCGGCTTCTACATGATGCGCTCCAGGGAGGCGGGGGTGAAAGCCCCTCGAGTCCTTTGGACCCATGACAGCCGATCCTGGCAGCCTCGATCGGCAAGAGGCCGGTTCGCATCGACGGGCACCGGGCCGAAGTGGGGCAAGATCCGCCGGCTGTTTGGTCCGGCTCTCCGAGAAGAAATCCCAGATGGCGACTCCGCCTCGATCTTCATGGCGCAGGCTCCGGCCGTGCTCGAGGAGGCCGTGACGAAGCGCATCACCAAGCTGATGAGGTTCTGATGGCGAAGGCGCCAGCCCCCAAGACGAAGCCGAAGCCGAAGGCCAAGGCGGCGAAGGCCATCCCGGTTGCAGAGCAGATGCTCTCTCAGATCGACATGGCGGCGGTCCTCAAGATCTCGTCGCGCTTCCTTCGAAAGCTGCAGAGCGACGGGGTGATCACCGCCGAGAAGGGCAAGTTCCATGTGGCCAACACCGTCCGGGCCTACTGCGATTTTTTGAAGGACGGCAGCGAAAAGAAAACCGGTAGCGCCAGCATCGACAAACTCAGGGACGAGAAGACCCTCGAGATCCGGATGGCCCGTGCCCGCAAAGAGAGGGAGCTGATCCCGCTCGAGGAGGCTGACGGCGTCCTCCAGGAGATCGTGGGTGACTTCAACGCCTACCTGTCGGGCTTGCCTGCCGAGATAACAGGGGTGCCGACAGAGCGGCATAGGCTCAATGAAATCATCGATCGAGGACGGCTCCGATTGGCAGATCGCCAAATCAAACGTCTCCAAACTCTTCGAGTCGGCAGCGAGGCTTCTGAGGCCGAGACCGAGGACTAACCCGGTCCAGTGGGCGAGAGAGAACCGGACCTATCCTTCGACATCCGGCAAGCCCGGCCCGAGAGAGCCGAAGGTCACGCCCTACATGATCCCGTTCGCCATGGCGGTTCATGCCAAGACGCACAAGCGCGCCGTCATGGTTGTGTCGGCCCAGTCGGGCAAGTCTGAAACCCTGCTCGACATCATGGGTGAGCGCCTCGACACCTCGCCGGTACCGATGATCTATGCCGGCCCGTCCCGCCAGTTCCTGGTGGAGCAGTGGGCTCCGCGCATGGAAGACCTGATGCAGAACACCTGCCTGGTCGACCGGTGCGCTCCGAAGAGCAGGCAGAAGGTAACCCGCAAGCTGATCAACGGTGTGCCGGTTCGTCTGGCCCACGGTCGATCCTCGACGGCCCTCAAGTCCGACCCGTTCGGCCTGGCGCTGACGGACGAAGCCGACGAGATGATGGCGCAGCTCAACGGTCAGGGTAACCCGATCGGCCTGATCGACGCCCGCGGCGATAGCTACGCCGACTTCGTCCATGCCATCACCTCAACCCCGAGCTTGGGGAGCACCGATGTGGAGCGCGATCCCGAGAGCGGTCTTGAGTTCTGGGCCGACAGCGACCCGGAGGAAATCCAGTCGGTTATCTGGCGTCTCTGGCTGACCGGCACGAAGTACCATTGGGCATGGCCGTGCCCTCACTGCGGCGAGTTCTTCATCCCGAGGTTTCAGTGCCTGGGGTGGGATAAGCCGGTCGACGAGCACGGCAGAGAGATGCCCTCCAGCGCCTCGTTGGCCAAGCGCACGGCTCACCTTGTCTGCACCAACGGGTGCGTGATCAAGGAGAACGACCCGGTCACCGTGACCAACTCGAACTACCTCGCCAAGGAATGGATGAACGAGCACGGCGTCTACGTCGCGCCCGGTCAGAAGATCCTGCCCGGTGGGATTGTCGACGGCCTGCCGCCTGAGAGCACCACCATAAGCTTCTGGGTTTCAGGTCTCTGCTCTCCCTTTGTCTCGTGGGGTGAGCGCGCCTCACGCTACGTTGAGGCCGTCCGATCGGGTGATCCGAACGCTATCCAGTCCGTTAAAAATCAGGGCTTTGGCGAGCTTTACTCACCCGGCGGTGGAGCGGTTCCCGAGTGGGGCGAGGTCATGGACCGCGCGCTGCCGGACTACCGCATGCGGGAAGTGCCAGAAGGTGTCCGCCTCCTGACGCTCACCGCCGACGTCCAGAAGGACCGGATCTATTACACGGTTCGAGGGTGGGGAGCATTCGGCACGTCCTGGCTGATCGACGCTGATCAGCTGTACGGCCCGACCGAGGAGCTCGATGTCTGGAACGATCTGGCCCAGGTGGTCACCGGCACATACGACGGCCTGCCCATCCGGCTCGCCCTCGTCGACTCCGGCTTCCGCCCCGGCAAGAAGTTCCTGGTACCGGAACACCGCGTCTACGCCTTCGCCCGTCGGTTCCCGAACCTCGTCCGAGCGACGAAGGGTTCGTCGACCACGATGCGGAAGCCGATCGTCAGCAGCAAGATCGACGTGAAAATCGACGGCAAGGAGTTCAAGCAGGGACTCGAGCTACTCCGCCTGGACACCGACTATTTCAAGTCGTGGGTCCAGCAGCGGGTGAGGTGGCTCGACGATCAGCCCGGAGCTTGGCACCTGCCGGAGGACATCACCGAGGACTACTGCCGGCAGATCGTCTCGGAAGCCCGGACCCGTGCCCCTGGGGGCAAGGTCAAGTGGGTCCAGAAGGCGAGGGACAACCACTACCTCGACTGCGAGGCCATGCAGGGCGCAGCCCAAATGATCCTCAACCTCGGCAAGCTTCGAGACGGGCCGGCTAGACGCCGCGCGCCGGAGCCCGAGCCACAGCAACAGCAACAGTCCACTCCGCCTCCCGCCAAGCGAAAGCCTGGTGGGGGCTGGATGCAGGGCAGCGGGAGTATCTGGGGATGAGCAATCCTTTCCTCGACGAACTGTCGCCGGAAGAGAAGCAGGCGTTCCTCCGGGATCTTGCCGAGGCCTACTACTCCGGCGCGTCTCGTGTCCGCTTCCGAGAGCGTGACGTCACGTATCGGTCGATGGACGAAATGAAAGCCGTGCTGGACGAGCTGACCACAGCCGTTCGCGGGAAACGCCGCAAGCACGTCATCTTCACCACATTTTCAAGGGGGCGCTGATGGGGAATCCCCTTGATAAGCTGATCGGTTGGTTCAACCCGGAGGCCGGCGCAAAGCGCATGGCGAGCCGTCGGAAGATGGAGTTGCTGGGTGGCACCCGTGGGTACGAAGCGGCCAAGAACGGAAGGCTCAGCAAGAACTGGGGCAATTCGCGCGGTACAGCGGATAGCCACGTTGCCCGTGACGGGGCGACGCTTCGTGCTCGATCGCGCGATGCTGTCCGCAATAATCCGCTCGCGGCAAAGATCGTAACCACCCACGCCGACAACCTCGTCGGCCCCGGCATCATGCCTCGGGCCAAGACGGGGAACCCGACCTGGGACCAGTTCATCGACCAGCTCTATGCCGAGTGGGAAAAGGTGGCGCACGTTGAGGGCACCACCGGAGCCAACGGCTCGGTCTACACCCTCGCTCGAATGATGGTGCAGGACGGCGAAGGCTACCTGCGCCGCCGCCGTCGTCGCCTCACCGATGGGCTGCCGGTCCCCCTGCAGATCCAGGTGCTCGAGACCGAGTTCTGCGACTGGAACAAAAACCAGCTGCCGAGCAACGATACCAACGCGATCGTCGATGGCATCGAATACGACCGCATCGGCCGGCGCCGGGGATACTGGATGTTCCCAGCGAACCCGGAAGGCGGTCGCATGACCTACGGGCAGTCACTCGTCAGCTCCTTCGTGGACGCTGCCGACATCGCCCATATGTTCGAGCCTCAGACGGCGCAGAGCCGTGGCGCTCCTTGGACTTCTCCGGTTCTCAACGAGATCCAGGAACTCAAGGACTACGAGCTGGCTGAAAACGTGCGCAAGCGCGCAGAGGCCTGCAACGTCGGCGTAGTCATCCCCGGCGATGACGACGACCTCGGCGAGGATCCCAACATCGGCCTCGACGAGACCCAGACCGGAGACGGTGACGCCGTCCAGATGCGGGACATCTACGGCAATCCCTATGAGCGGATGGAGCCGGGCATGTTCCTGGTCGCCCATGGTGGCCGGGATGTGAAGTTCAACACGCCTGCCATCTCGGCGGGCATCGAGGCTTACATCCGCACCCGGCATCGCAGCATCGCGGCAGGCGCTCGCCTTCCATACGAGCTGATGACCGGGGATTTCAGCCAGGCCAACTTCGCATCCGGCAAGCTGGGGCTGCTCGCATACCGGCGCTTCGTCACCGACATGCAGTGGCACTTCATCATCCCGCAGGTGATGGAGAAAATCTGGGGCTGGTTCATTCAGGCAGCCAAGGAAGCCGGGAAGATCCCGTTCGACCTGGTCGTCAATGTCGAGTGGGAACCGCCGGAGTTCGACGAGATCAACCGCCTCGACGAGGCACGGGCTGATCTCCTCGAAATGCGCATGGGCAAGCGCTCGCCGCAGGAAGTGATCGGCAAAACCGGTCGCAACCCAAAGGAGGTTCTCAAGGAGTTCAACGAGTGGTTCGCGGAGGTGGACAAGACCACCTCGGGCCTCGTCTTCGACTCCGATCCTCGGAAGGTCTCAGCGCAAGGCCAAGCCCAAATCACAACGCAGAGCACAGGAGACGGCGATGCCGAAAGCTCTTGAGGAAACGATCCGTATTCCGCGGAGCTTCGCTGACGTCGAAGTTCGCAAGGATACGGTCAACGAAGCGGAGCGCACGGTCGAGGTCGTTTGGACGACTGAGCACCCTGTTCGCCGCCGCACCTGGAACGAGGGGGACTACATGGAAGTCCTCGCATGCGACCCGAAGGCGATCCGGATGGATCGGTTCCGGGGTGGCATGTCCCTCCTCGATTCCCACGACAACTGGTCTATGGCGAACCGGCTCGGAACCATCGTCCCCGAATCCGTCCGCATCGAAGGGAAGAAGGGCTACGCAACGGTGAAGTTCTCCCGGAGCGGCCTGGGCGACACCCTTTTCCAAGACCTTCTGGATGGCCACCCGATCCCAATTTCGGTGGGCTACCGGATCCACAAATTCGAGAAAGCCGAGGGCAGCGACAAAGCTCTCCCGACGTTGCGAGCAACGGACTGGGAGCCGCTTGAGATTTCCGCTGTCCCCATCCCGGCGGACCCGAATGCCTACACTCGTTCCGACGACGAGCGCAGGCGAGAAGACAGCTACGAGGTCGTCCTGATCCGTCAGGCCGATGACGAAGTCCAAGAACCCGTCCGCGAAGCGGCACCCACAAAGGAGACCCCCATGAACAAGCGCGCAGCCGCCAAGACCCTCAAGGGCAAGGAACTCGAAGTCCTCGCCCTGGGCGCAGGACTGGTCCGCAACGAGAACGAAACCGACGACGCGCTGAGCAAGCGCCTCCTCGAGGCCTACGACGAGGAAGACCGCGTCCGGGCCGAGGGCGAGGCTGCAGCTCAGCGCGCTGCGGAACTCACCCAGCAGGCTCAGCAGACCCAGCAGACGCAGTCCCGCAACGAGCAGACTCAGCCGGTCAACGGCCTGACCACTGCCGACGTCGACACTGCCGTCCGCGCTGCACAGGAGCGGGAGCGCAAGCGCGCCTCCGAGATCTCCAGCCTCGCTCGTGAAGCCGGCGTTTCCGAAACGGAAGACTTCGTCCGCACGGCCATCTCCACCGGCCAGGACACCGACGCCTTCCGTGCCGCTCTGCTCGATCACCTGATCAAGCGTGAGAACACCGCGCCGACCTTCCCGATCTCCAGCACTCGCGGCATGCGCGATGCGCAGGAAACGACCCGTGGCCTGATGGTGAACGCCATCATGCACCGCTCCGCCCTGACCCAGACGCTGATTGCCGGCGCTGAGCTTTATCGCTCGATGTCGCTGGTTGACATCGGCCGTGAGCTGCTGATGCAGCGCGGCGAAAACTGGCGCGGTGCTCCGGTCGACATCGTGAAGCGTTCGCTGCACTCGACCTCGGACTTCCCGATCATCCTCGGCGAAATCACCCGCCAGACGATGATGAACGCCTACACCCTCGAGCAGGAGCAGAACACGTTCCAGCTCATCGCAAGCCGGAACGTCATGCCGGACCTGCGTGAGGTGAAGGTGCTCGAGATGGGTAACGGCCCCGAGCTCGAGGAACTGACCGAGAAGGGCGAGTACCGCCGTGGCACGATCAAGGAAAGCCAGGAAGGCTTCTCGATCCGCCACTTCGGTAAGATCATCGGTCTCACCGAGGCCATGATCATCAACGACCAGCTCGGCGCGTTCGCGAACGTCATCGCCAACTGGGGCCGTGTCGTTGCTCGCCTCGAGGGCAACATCGTGTGGTCGGTCGTTCTCGACAACATGAAGCTCAAGAGCGACCAGCTGGAACTGTTCCACGCCAGCCGCGGCAACCTGGTCGCCGGTACCGCTCTGACCGAAGCCGCTCTTGTCGCCGGCCGCGTGGCCTTCCGCAAGATGAAGGACATCGACGGCCAGCAGATCTCGATTGCTCCGACCTACCTCTTCGTGGGTACGGACAACGAAGTGCCGGCGCAGAAGCTCATCCAGGGCATCACCTCGCCGACCACTCCCGACCAGGTCGTCCCCCAGGCGGTCAAGTCGCTGCAGCCGGTCTACGAGTCCCGCATCGACCGGAAGTCCTCCAAGGCCTGGTACCTGTTCGCGACCCCGCAGCAGACCCTCGGCCGCGGCCTGCAGTATTCGTACCTCTCGGGCTACGAAGCGCCGCGCACCATGGAGCGCTACGGCTTCGAATACGACGGCGTCGAGTACCGCCTCGACCACTACTTCGGTGCTGGTCTGACGGACTACCGCTTCGGCTACAGCAACCCGGGCAACTGATCGCCTAGCGATCGGACCTGACCACGACGCCGGCTCTCACCAGGCCGGCGTTTTCTTTTTCTTGAAACGGGAGAAACCCCCATGAAGACTTTTGTCCAGCCCGGGAAGACCCTCACCCTGACCGCTCCGGCGGGTGGCGTCGTGTCCGGCAAGTTCTACAAGATCGGCGCGTTCTTCGGCGTGGCCCATCAGTCGGCAGTCGCAGGCGCCAAGTTCGACCTCGAGTGCGGTGGTGTCTATGGCCTCGAAAAGGTGGCCGGCAACACCTTCGCGGAAGGCGCTGACGTCTACGCCACTCCGGCCGGTCTCATGACCTCCGTTGCCTCCGGCAACACCAAGGTCGGCGCAACCACCGCGGTCGCCGCTGCCGGCGATGTGAACGCCCAGGTTCGCCTGAACGACAACTTCTGATCATAGGGAGATCGCGATGGCCATCTTCGACCGTCTTGACCGCATGCTGAGCAGGACGGTCGACAGAACCAACGCGATCTCCTTCGAACTCACCCCGTATGTGTCGACCCCGAATGGTCGGCCCATGCCTGACCCGAACCGACAGGTGATCCGGGGCAAGGGGATCTTCGACTACTTCTCCACCGAGTTCGGCATTCAGCTCGGCGTCCGTAAGTCCTACCGAGAGGCGAACGACCTTCGCTCTCTGCATGCAGGCAGAGACCCGCAGCTATCCGTCGACCGCATCTATTTCCCCATCGGCGTCCAGGAGCCCAAGCAGGGCGACATCGTGTCGTTCCCTGACCGCCCGGAGCTTCCCGAGTTCGACGTGACCTCCGCCCAGCGTGACGGCATGTCGAGGTTGGTTCTGATGCTGGCACAAAGAGGAGCGCAGGGATGACCATCAATCGTGTTCTGACGCGGCTGGCAGCCGTCTGCGCCCTGAACAATTTCATGCAGGCCCCGTGGCCGACACTGGCCGGGCCGAACATCTTCGATTCCAAGATCGAGCCGGTCGAAGACATGGCAGCCGATCGCGCGTTCCCCTGTTGCGTGGTCTACACCGACTACGACAGCCAGCACTGGAACAAGGGTGGCGGCACCTTCAAGGACCGCATGCTGACGGTCACGCTCGAGCTGCTGGTGGTGCAAGCCGCCAAGGTCGAGAGCTCCGGGGAGATGGCGTCCTATTCGCTCGACTGCCCGGTCACTGACCCAGAGATCGAGATCACGCTCGACGCCTTCGAGCATCAGGCCTTGAGGGCGCTGCAGGCTGACAACCCGGCCGCGCAGCTCTTCAACCATCTGAACGTGACCTGCACCAACGTCATCTCCCGCCGTGGCGCGTCGATCGAGGGAGGGCAGCGCTTGGCAGCGCGCCAGATCACCCTGGAAATGAAGTGCCTGCGAGAGCAGGTGACGGGCCTGGTTCATCCCACCGTTGAGACCTTCCTCCAGAGGATGGAGACGTTCAGCGACTACTCCCAGACGGTCGACGATCTCCGGGGCATGATGGACTACATCACGAACGGCCCGGACGGCGAGGTCTATTCCCGGACCTTCGGCTACACCAACAGGGTGCTCGACATCCTCGGCACCCCCAGGAGCCCCGGCGGCGTCCTGCCCCCGAACATCGTGTTCCTGACCCCGACGGGAGGGACACCCTGATGTCGGAGGCGCTTTTCGCTCAGCTGATCAAGCGCCTTGTCCACCTCGAGCGTGTCGTCCAGCGCCAGCAAATGCGGATCAACAATATGATCCGTGAGGCCAAGGTTCTGGAAGTGGACCCAGCCACCGGCATGGCGATCGTGGACGCCCACGGTGTCGTGTCTCCCCCGATCCCATGGCTGCAGCAGGCAGGGGACGTCGTCGACTGGGAGCCGCCCGCGGTTAACCAGCGCATGATGATGTTCTCGCCGAACGGCGACATGGGGCGCGGCTTCCTCCTCCCCGGTGGCTACACCGAGCAGGTGGGGCAGCCCTTCGCGGAAGGGGCCATGTTCGGCCGGGTGATCGGCAACACCAAGCTCACCGGTAGCGCCTCTGGCTACATGGTCGAGACGCCCACCTTCACGATCAAGGGCAACGTCCTCATCGATGGCGACGTCCAGATCAACGGCTCGAGCCTGCGGCACAACGACAAGAACGTCGGTTCCACCCACACGCACGTCACTGCGCCGCCTGGACCTCCGGGCGTCCCCAGCTAAGCGGAGCCCTCCATGGCACAGATCTCGAGCAAGCTGCGAAGCCTGCAAGGTGGCCGGCTGGCCTTCTACTGCCCGGGGTGCCGGGAGATCCATCAGATCACCATCGGGGCCGGACCTGGTCCCCGGTGGCGGTTCGACGGGAACGCGGAGTCCCCGACGTTCGAGCCGTCCATCCACGTCACCTGGAAAGAGCCAAGCAATGTGCCGGAAGAGTTCGACGACGAGTCGAAGGACGTCGCGCACTGCTGCCACTCCTTCGTCCGCAGCGGGCAGATCCAGTTCCTGCCCGACTGCACCCACCACCTCTCGGGCCAGACAGTCGCGCTGCCCGACCTCCCCAACTGACAGGAGCATCCCGTGAAGACTTATTACGCAGCCGTCGAAGGCTTCATCGAAGGCGCCTACCGCAAGGTCGGCGAGTCCGTCGGCAAGATGACCGATGACCAGGCCAAGTATCTCGTGATGGCCGGGCACGTCACCGACGTCGCCCCCGCCGCCAAGGACGAGAAGAAGGACAAGTAAGCATGGCCCGTGTCGGCGTGAATGCGGAGACCGGCCAGCTCATCTACGGCTGGAGCCATTGCGTTCAGTCGATGCGGGAGATCCTCGAGACCGAGATCGGCTTGAGGGTCCAGCGGCGCACCTTCGGGTCAGAGCTGACCAGAATGATCGATCGCCCTCAGAACATCGAGACGATCATCGACATCTACTCGGCCGTCGCCGAGGCCCTCGAGCCGCGAGTGGTGGAAGGGCGCCAGTATGGCGAGCCGGGCTTCGTCCTTCTCCGGACCAGCCTGGACGCCAGCGAGCCGGGGCACGTCATCCTGTCCCTCGGCGGCGTCTTCTTCGAGAACGGCCACCTCGGCGACTACAGCAACCCCACTGAGCAGACGCTCTCGTTCGCGATCACCGACACGGGGTCCGGCATCACAGTCGAGGTCATGCAATGAGCACCACCAGCACCAACGTCGACCTGTCCCAGCTCGCTCCCCCGAAGCTCGTGCAGGAGTTGAACGTCGAAACCATCTATGACGAGATGGTCTCCGACTTCCTCGTCAAGTGGGCAGAGAAGCGGGTGGCCCGGCCCACGCTCCCCGAGATCACGACGCTCAACCTCGAGTCCGACCCGGTCGCCGTCGCCTTCGAGGTGGCTGCGGCCCGTGAGTTGAAGATCAGAGCGCGCATCAACGACGCGGCAGTGGCCCGCCTGCTCGCGTTCGCCACCGGTTCCGACCTTGACCACATCGCGGCCAACTACGGCGTCGTGCGCCTCGTGGTGCAGGCTGCGACAGCCAACACGGCTGCCGTCATGGAGGCGGACGAGCGGTTCCGCCGCCGCATCCTCTTGCGCATGGAGGCCTTCTCCAGCGCCGGGCCGGCAGGTGCCTATGTCTATTACGCTCTGACAGCGGACCCGACCTTGCGGGACGCCTCTGCCATCACGCAGAGCCCTGGCAAGGTGACGGTCACGCTGTTGAAGTCCTATGCCGACCCGATCCCCAGCAACGCCCAGATCGCGGCGGTTGCCCTCGCGCTGAGCGAGGAGGATGCCCGCCCGCTCACCGACATGGTCTCGGTGAATGCCCCGCAGGTGGTCTCAACCCCCATCGTGGCAGAGCTGACGATCTACCCGGGCCCGGACGGCAACGTGGTCCGGCAGAAGGCGGTCGACCAGCTCAACGCCTTCCTCCTCGCCAACGCCTATCTCGGCCGCAACCTGTCGCGCTCGGCCCTGTTCTCCAAGCTTCACGTCGAGGGGGTCATGGGTGCTCGGCTCATTTCGCCGGCACAGGACATCGTCATCGACCAGCGTCAGGCAATCCAGATCTCGTCGGTCAGCGTGACCGTCACAGGAGTTGACACATGACGTTCAAGCCTCTCCACCCGAGCAACGTTTCGCCGCTGCGCAAGACGGTGGAAGAGGCGATGGTCCGGGCGTTCGAAGTCCAGTTCGACCTTCGATCGATCGACGATCCGGAAGTCACTCCCCCCGACTTCGTTCCCTTCATTGCATGGGGCGTGTCCACGGATCTCTGGGATCGCAACTGGCCCCTGGAGCGCAAGCGCGCGGTGGCCAAGGCATGGTTCCGCCTGCACTCGAAGAAGGGAACCCTGGCCGGCATCCGGGAAGCGGTCCGCTACTTCGACTCCCTTGTCGTCGGCGTTCGCCGGCCACCGGATGCAGCCTACCCAGACCCGACACTGACCAAGGTCGAGCGTGAAAACTACCTCGCTCGGTTCAAGCAGCTCCGCTTCTATTCCTACCGGGAGAGGGGGATTGCCCAGTTCGGCGCCTACCTCTGCAGCGGCTACCGGCTTCCCCGGCTATTCCCGGGCGGCAAGGCTTTCCCCTTCGTCTCGGATGCAGCAACTCGAGTTGGACCTCGAGTCTTTGTCTTTGACCCGGAGGTGGGCCGAGAGATCCCGGTGCGCCGTGTCCAGCGCACGGTGGAGCTGGAGGAGAGAGGCGCTGTCGTCTTCGACGAAGTGGATCTCCCCGGCTCGGCAGGGGTCGCTGCATTCGTGGGGGCACCGCCCAAGGCTAAGACCTACACGGTCGATACAGGGGCCAGTGGGCGGCGCTACTCGGTCGAGATGGACACGACCTATCTCGAGCAGATCAGCGAATACCACCTGACCTCTGTTCTGCCGACCGAGGATCCCGTCTCTGTCCGCCCCCGCAAGCAGTATGTCCGGGGGCAGCGCAACATCGGCCAGCTCTTCCCGGCGGCGAGATCTGTTAGGCCCCAGTCGATCAACCGACCCGACGACGGGATCAAGCGGACATTCCTGCCGGCCACGTCCGCAGGGCTGCGCATCTTCGATCAGATCTTCCTGCACGACAGGGACCGGCAGGTCGACAAGCGCGGGGCTCGAACCTTCATCGGCGCTGTCCGGCTCGGCATGCCGCCTTTCCACGCGAGCCTGAAAATCCAGTCGCAAGGGAGGATCTCCCGCTTCGCCGTCCAGCAGTTCGTCAACGGGTTCTTCGTGAAGACCAGCAAGGCGAAGCTAACCAACACGATTGAAGCGGTGCGGCTCTCGAAGTCGCTGCGCGACAAAATCAACGTCACCGCCAAGACCATGAGGCCAGCCACCGTCGCTGACCGCATCTCGATTGGCACAATCAACGTCGACACCTGGGTGTCGGACTTGTGAGGAACACATGGAAAAGCAGGTACAGTTTCGCGACCGGCAGGAGCTCCAGTCTGGAGACCTCTCGAACATCGGCGTTTACGCCCAGGAGGCTCTTGACCGCATTGTCGGCGAGGGCCTGACCGACGAGAAGAAATATACGGGCTTCTCGATCGCCAAGACCGGGGCAACGCAGATCACCATTGACGCCGGCACCTACTGGACCGGTGGCAAGCGCTACATCCGGGAAGAGGCGACCAACCAGGACTTCCTGTCCAACCTCCCGCTGCTGACCAAGCGTATTGCGGCGGTCCTCGTCGTCAATGCTGACGTCGATACCGAGGTCGAGCCTCGCGACTTCCTGATCGACGTCGAGACCGGCGCGACGGAACCGCAGTCGGTTGCGATGCAGAAGCTTCGCTATGCCCAGTTCCAGACGCAGTTCGGCATCGAGAACGCATCGCCCCAGAAGCCGACGGTTTCGACCGACGTCCTGGTCATCGGCTGGGTGACGCTCAACACGACCGGCGTCGAGTCCATCGAGATGGCGACCGACAACGAGTTCATGTCGATCAAGAAGCTCGATGCTCGTGCAACCGAGCTGGAAGAGTGGAAGGGGCAGGCCGGTGAGCAGATCACCACGCTCGGTACCGACATCACCGGTCTGGCATCGCGCCTGGCGCAGTCGGCTGACACGAGTCAGCTGACCCGCGTCTTCGAGGACGTCGCCCGCATCAAGGAGCTGCTCGAGCTCAAGGATAACTATTCCGGCTACGGCGCGGACTCGTTCCTGAACTACGATCTCAGCTGGTCGGACAATTCGCAGGTGGGCTACTACGCAAAGGTTGAAGAGGGCATCCGCTTCGCCGACGCAAACGCGCTGAACACGGCGATCACCCTGTTCAACCCGATCGACCCGTCGGTCTCCGTCGCTTCGAACGGCCTGTGCCTGCCGAAGTATTCGCAGGTCCGCCGCATCTCTGTCGACTCCTACCGGCAGCCGCTCTCGATCTCGCAGTATCAGTTCCAGACGGTCGCCTATAAGCAGATGGCTATGTCCGTCTCGCGTATTCGCTACGGCAGCTCGTTCAGTGTCTGCACGAACAGCGAGTTCTGGCGCACCGGTCGGTATGACTCCGCTTCGGGCGTCTTTACCGATCGCCTCGGCCGCACCTACCAGTTCGAGTCCGGCAACCCGAACAAGAACCACCAGTGGGTCCGTCTCAAGCGCTTCTGGTACGACACCGAGACCGTTTACTACGAGAAGCGCGTTGCCACCGACTTCTCGGTCAACGGCTCCATGGTGGCGCAGACCTTCCTGAACACTCAGGGCGGCTGGCTCACCTCGCTGGATCTGTTCTTCACTGACAAGGACGCCAGCGGCAACGTGACGGTCCTGCTGACCAAGACGGATGCCGGTCGACCGGATCTCACTCAGGTGGTTGCGGAAACCACGCTGCAGCCGGCGAACATCATCAAGGGTTCTTCCCCGAGCGTCGCGGCACAGTGGACTCGAGTGTCCTTCGTGCCGACGGCTCTGGCTGCCGGCGAGCGCTATGCGATCGTCCTGGTCACGGGCGGCAACCACTTCGTTGGTCTCGCCAGCGGCGTGGCTTACGCGGCCGGAACGCTCTTCTATTCGACGGACGGTGCCTTCTTCCAGGGCGACCTCACCCTCGACATGATGTTCCGCGCCAACTTCGCGTCGTTCGAAAACCCACGGCTCGAGGTCGACCTTGGCTCGATCAACCTGTCGGGCGGTATCACCGATATCGACATCGCATACGAGGGGATCGTTCCTGACGGTTGCACCCTCGCATTCGAGGTTCGGCCGCAGGGTAGCCCGACGTGGCGCACGATCTCGGAGCTGGACACGGCGGCGTTCAACGGACTGCCTGCGCTCTGCAGCTTCCGGGCTGTCTTCGTCGGCACCAAGGATCTGATGCCGGGCTTCAAGCTGACCGGCAGCTCTGTCCTCGTCAGCCGACCCGCGACGAACATGCTGCACTTCTCCGGCACTCTGACGATGCCGGCGCCCACGCGGAGCATCCAGGTCATTGCCATCCTCGATTATTTCAAGGAGGCAAACCATGACTTCACCGTTGCGCTGATCGACGTCACGAACGCGAACGCTGTCCGCACCGCGGCGACTGTGGTCGACGAGCTGCTCGATGACCGTGGGGATGACCTCCGGCACATCCGCAGGACGTTCACCTTCAACGCGACCAGCCTGCCCGTGAACACCAGCGCCGTGCGCATTCGCAGCACGGGGGCGGCTCTGGCTGCAACCGAGGTCTTCCACGTCGAGCGGATGACGTTCCTGTCGTTCTAATTTGGGGTGGGCGGCGAACCGCCCCCTCCAGCCCTCAATCCTCACAGACGGAAAATGCACATGAGCAAGCGCGAAGCCGCTCCTGCGATCGACCCCGATCGCCTCTACCGCATCACCTTCTCCAAGTCCTTCGAATACGAAGGGGAGAAGTTCATCCCCCGCACGGGCTCCAGCCACAAGGTCAGCGGCGCGATGCTCGAGCTGATCAAAGACCACCTGGACGAATACGAGGCCATCTAAATGTCTCTCTATACCGACACCGCCTGGGGCCGCAGCACCAAACTCAGTCAGGAAGAGCTCAACAAGCGAGCCAAGATCATCGCCGATGCCATCGAGGAATTGCGCGCGTTCGCTCCGAGCTGGGAGGCTCAGGTTGAGGCTTTGCGCGCTGTCGGTTTGGAGCGCATTAACGATGCCATTCTTCCGGCCTATGAGCAGCTCATCGAGGCTTCGAACCTTGGCGCTCTGTTCTCCGCAAACTCGGACTCGAGCGTAGATATCGGCCTCGGCTCCCGGACATTCCTCATCCGAGAGACCCAGCGGCGCAACTTCGCGCCGACGCCTTTCGTCATGGCCTATGCCGGCGGCGAGTATGGTCAGTCTGTGGTCGGCACCGTCTCCAGCTACGACTCGGAAACGGGTGAGCTGGTCGTCGCCGTGGTGTCCAGCATTGGCACCGGGACATTCGACGACTGGACGATCGGCCCCATCGCCACCACCGCAGATCTCGAAACTCTCCGCACCCAGGTTCTCGCAGCGCAGACCGACGTCGCGGCGAACAAGGCGGTGGTTGACACGAAGCATGCCGCCGTCGTCGCCATCGGTAGCCTCTACTACGGTCCATTGGCTGCGCCACCGGTAGCGACCCCGCCTGCGGTTATTCCACTTGGAGCCAAGTTCCTTGACACTTCGGTCACGCCGAATGTCGAGAAGGTGCTGACGACAACGGGATGGGCGCCGACGGTTACTGTTTCGGTCGGCGGTCGCAGAACGCAGGACTATGTCGCAGCAACCACGGGGCTGAAAGGCCCCTTCACCGTGGATGGTGGCTACTCGACCGGTGACATCTACGTCAACGGCGTGATGCTGCGGGCGCCGGCAGAAGTGACCCTTGCCCCAGGCCCGACAGGAACGTTCACGTTTGTTGAAGGGCTGGCAGCTGGAGACATCGTGTCCTTCCGAGGCTTCCTCGCGAACGATGCGACTGACATCTACACCAAAAGTGAAACCAACTCCGGCTTCATCAAAAGCTCAAACCCGGTCGCCGGTCTCAGGAACAAGCTTCTCAACGGCGACTTTCACATCTGGCAGCGCGGCGTTGGCACGTTCACCATCGGGGACACTGGCTCCCAGTACACAGCCGACCGGTGGTGGCTCAAGGGCGGCTCGGGCAGCGGAAGCCAGGTCGGGCGAGAAGTCCTCACGGCCGAGGATGTCGAAGCCATTGGCGGTGCGTCAGTGTTCGGCCTCTTCTGGGCTCGAACAGTTGCAGGCTCACTTCCTACTCACCTGATGCAGCCCATCGAGGGCGTTGAAACCCTCGCCGGGAAAAAGGTCACGGTGACCCTTTGGGCTCGGGCGGCATCCGACACGCAGCTGACCATCGATGTCGAGCAGTATTTCGGCACTGGGGGCAGCCCGTCGGCCGCAGTGATCTCGACGCCGGTCACCATAACGGCCACTAGCGTCCTCACCAAGTTCACCGCAGTGCTCGACGTCCCGAGCATTGTTGGCAAGACAGTCGGCACCAACGGCAACGACTGCCTTCGCCTTCGACTTGGCCGGCCTACGGACTCTCCGAACCCGCTGGTCAGGATTGTCCTTGCGCACGTCTCGATGGTTGAGGGTGACGCTTCGAATGAGGCGGACCCGGGTGGGACGCGCGGCGAGATCTTTGAAAGGATCCTGTGCCGTCGGTACTACGAGACTGGCGCCTTTGGCCATGTCAACGGCGTTGCCAACGCATCGATCGCCGGTAGCGTCTCGTCCTACGTCTACTTCCAGACGACCAAGCGAATCGTCCCTTCCGTTATAGGGACCGAGACCCTTGGGACATTCGCGGCGACCAACATCACCGTTGACGGAATGACCGCCGGCCGATCGAACGTTGTGGCAAACCGCAGCAGCCTGGGGACATTCACTGCAGATGCGGAGCTCTTCCCATGATTATTGTCCATGGTTTCAATGAAACAGGAGAGATCGTCGCTGCGATCGACGGCTCCCTCTATTTCATCCCAGACGACATGGCCAACGGCCACCGTCGGATGATTGCAGAATGGGAGGGGGAGGGGAACACCATCCCTCCCTACCAGCCTCCCCCGCCGCCAGTGCCTCAAGAGATCTCGGATCGCCAGTTCTTCCAGGAGCTGGCGAACATGGACCTGATCACCGAGGAGGAGGCGGAAGACGCCGTCGCCTCGGGCACGGTGCCGGCAGCGATGCTGGCTCTGGTTGATCAACTCCCGGAGGGTCAGCGGTTTGGCGCCCGCATGCTGCTCAAGGGGGCGACCACGTTCGAGCGAGCCCACCCGATCACTGCCACCATCGGCCAGATCTTCGGGATTGATTCCGCCGCGATCGACGAACTCTGGCGGCGCGCTAAAGCGCTTTAAGAAAGGCAACCCATGGGTATCCCAAGGCAGGCTGCCAGACTGGCGAGCCTCTACAATTCAGGCGGTCTGCTGGACGGACTGAGAAACAAGCTGCTCAACGGGGCTTGCTCCCTGATCCAGCGCGGCTCCCGGACCATCGCGGCTGGCGCATCCGGCTATGTCCTCGACCGCTTCCTCGTGACCAACGACACCAACCAGCCGGTGACGGTGTCGCAGCATAACCTGGGGCTGGCCAGTGGCTTCGCCCCGGGCGGTCGCCATGCAATGCGGCTTGCCTTCGCGACGGCTCCCACCACGGGGACGCTCCGGATCGAGCAGCGCATCGAGGGCGTCGACACCATCCGTCCGGATCTCTGGACCTTCATCGCATGGATGACGGGGCCGGCGGATCTGGAGACGGTTGCGGCCGAGTTCGTCCAGAACTTCGGTACCGGCGGCTCTCCGTCTGCAGCCGTCACCACGGCCATGACAGCCGCAGGGGATAGCCCGACGACAATCAAGTCCGCCACGACCAACCGGCGCTCTTGGTTGGTGCAGGTGCCGGCGCTGACGGCCAAGCTCCTGGGCACGGGCAACAACGACTACGCCGCTCCGGCGATCGTCATGGCGCCGAGGTCGGTGGGCAACTACGACGTCACCTGGATGTCCTTCGTGGAAGGGGATGCAACGGGAGAGTTCGACCCGTTCAACCCCCGCCACCAGGCGCAGGAGCTCTGGTTGTGTCAGCGGTACTTCGAAACGTGCGGGCAGATCCGTGGATCCCAGGCGGCAAGCGGCGCGAACGGTTTCGTCAACTGGCTGTTTAAGGCGCAGAAGCGCGCGACGCCGATCTTCGTTGCGGGCGGCGGGTCATCCTTCACCGCTTCGTTCGCCCGTGCTGATGGTGTCGAGCTGCAGCACACAGGAGGCGCCGTTCCATCGTTCGCCGGGACGTCGACAGCCGACGCCGAACTGACCTGACCCCAGCCACATAGCCAAACCAGACCCGCCCTCGAGGCGGGTTTTTCTTTTTCAACCATCCCGGCGCGACCGGAACTCGGGAGACCCCCATGGCAGACATCTATCTTCACGGCCTCGAAACCATCGAGCAGACCAACGGCCCGCGCCCGGTCCAGACGGTTGACACTGGCATCATCGGCCTGATCGGCACGGCCCCGGATGCGAACGCAACGCTCTTTCCGCTGGACACCGTTGTGCCGATCTACGGCGCCAACGCCGACTACTCCGGCCTCGGGGTCAACGGCACTCTGGCGGACTGCCTCGAAGGCATCTTCGACCAGGCCGGCCGCGTCTCGCAGACCGTGCTTGTGGTCCGCGTCGCTCCCGGCGCCAACATCAACCAGACCATGCAGAACATCCTGGGCAGCGCGACCATGCGCACCGGCATGCATGCCTTCCGGAACGCTCCCGGTCTGCACGGCCTCACGCCCAAGCTGCTCATCGCCCCCGGCTTCACCTCGCAGCGTCCGACCGACGGCGTCGTCAGCATTGCTGTCGGTGGTGCGGGTGGCAGCAACTACACCGAGGCCCCGACGGTGGAGATCACTGGCGGCGGCGGTACCGGCGCAGAAGCGGTGGCAATCATCGACAGCGTCACGGGCAAGGTCATCTCGATCCTCGTGACCAAGGGCGGCGTAGGCTACACCTCGGCCCCGACGGTCGCCCTGACCGGTGGCGGCGGTACCGGTGCGACGGCGACAGCAACCCTCGGCACGGTTTCGAACCCGGTTGTCGCAGAGCTGCTCACGCTGGCACGTCGATTCCGCGGCACGGTCGTCAAGGACGCGCTGGCTTCGACCACCTCGCTGGCGATTTCCGATCGCGGCGACTACGACACCGACCGCCTGTTCATCGTCGAGCCGATGGTCAAGGTGTTCAAGAATGCGGTCCCGGTCAGCCAGCCGGCCTCGGCCCGCGTTGCTGGTCTCCAGGCGCGTGTTGACTACGAGGAGGGCTTCTGGGTCTCGGCCTCGAACCATGTGATCGAGGGCGTCATCGGCGCGTCGCGCATCATCGAGCATTCGTTCAACGACCCGGCAGCCGAGTCGCAGTTGCTCAACCGCAACGCTATCGCCTGCATCGTCCGCGCCTCGAGCGGGGGCTATAAGCTCTGGGGATCTCGCGTCCCGTCGTCCGACAGCCTCAAGCAGTTCTGGTCGGTGCGCCGTGCCCACGACACGATGATCGACTCGATCGAGATCGCGGCCGAGCCCTTCATCGACAAGCCGTTCAGCTTGCAGGTTCTCGTCGACATCGCCGAGACCGTGAACTCGGCCCTGCGCCGCTGGCAGACCCTCGGCGCCACCCTTGGCGGCAAGGTCTGGCTCGATGCTTCGCTGAACACGAAAGAGACCTGGGCCAGCGGCCATCTCTACATCCACTACGATGCAGAGGCGCCGGCCCCGATCGAGCACATCACGTTCATGTTCAACCGCAACACGGGCTACTACGAAACCCTGGCGCAGAACGCTGTCCGCGAAATCGCTCGGCTCCAGAGCACCGCTCTGACCGCCTAAACCACACCCGAACGAAAGGGAGAAAACTCCAATGCGGCACATTCTGCAGGGCTTCACCATGTATTTGGATGGGCTCGACTTCGGCATCGATACGGAAACGATCGAGCTGCCGTTCCCCGTCCCCGTGATGCAGGAATATCGCGGCGGCGGCATGGACCTCGCGGTCAGCCAGCCGATGTCGGCCATCGAGGCGCTCGCCATCAACGTCAAGATGGCGGGCCTCAACCCGGACATCATGGCGCGCATGGCGCTCGCCCCGGGTCAGGTTAACCGCCTGACCTTCCGGGCCGGTGTTCTGACCGAGGCCACCGGGTCGATCGCTTCCCACCTCTGCGTTGCCGAGGGCCGGATCAACGGCAACTCGCGCGATACCTGGTCGCGTGGTGAAAAGGCCGGCTTCGACTTCTCGATCAACGGCATCATCTACATGCGCTACGAGGCCGACGCTCGCATCATCCACGAGCTGCAGGCTTGGCCCCCCAAGCGCATCGTCAACGGCATCGACCAGCTCGCCACTCTGAACGCAGCGCTCGGCTACTAAGCCGGGCGTCAACCAAAAACGCAGGGGATAGAAAATGGATCACGTCGTTCAGGCGGTACCCAAAGAGCAGCTCGAGGCATTCGAGCGGAAGAAAGCGGAGGAGGCGCGGCTTGCGGCCATGGTTCCTCCGCAGTTCGTCGACAACGAACGGAGCGTCACCATCCCGCTCAGCTTCCCGGTCACCTACGACGGGAAGACATACGCCGATGTGACCATCACCCGGCCCACCATCCGCCAGTGGCGGAAGTATATGCGCGAATGCGCAAAGGCGGCGCTTGAGCACGGTGAGGATGGCGCGGATCTCGTCGACCCGCCGTATCTCGACATGCCGGCAGTCGTCTACAACAGCCTCGACTTCTCTGACGGCACGATTGTCGACGCAACGGTCGACGGTTTTTTCGGCGCGTCCTCGTCTCCAGAGGAGGAGGCCGAGGACGAGACAAATTCCTCTACGTCAACGACTGGCGAACCGTCGCCTTCGTAGTCATGAGAGCCACGCAGGGCGGGATCACTCTCGCCGACATCGACGACATGACCTTCCACGAGCTGGTCGCCTGGTGGCTTGAAGCCCAGCAATTCCAAAGGATGAATCAATGACGTCGCGCGTTGCCTCGCTGCGCCTGCAGCTCATCGACTCCGTAAGTGCGCCGTCGAAGAATGCCGCCGGGGCGCTCAAGGGTCTCGACGCCGTCATCAGCAAGCTGGGGAAGGGCGCATCGCCCGAGGTCAAGCGCCTCGTCAAACAGCTCGAGTATCTCAAGAAGAAGTCCGGCGCGATCGACGACTTCACCGGTACCAGCAAAGGGCTCAAGGAAGTCGGCCTCGCGCTGAAAGCGGCAAGGTCCGAGGTGTCGAGGCTGGAGGCGGCGCTCAAAGCCACCACCAACCCTACGAAGAAGATGCAGCAGGATCTTCTCAAGGCGAAGGCGGCGGTCAAGAACGCGAACGACGCCTTCAACATGCAGAAGCAGTCGGTATCGGCTGCCGAGCGGGCGCTCCGGTCCTACAGTGTCAACGGCGCGGCGAACATCGCCAGCTCGCAGCAGAAGATCCGCCAGCAGGTGGCTCAGACCATCCGCGAAATCCGGAAGCTCAATCAAGAGCAGAAGGTGGTGAACCCGCGCAGGCCCGCCAGCCCCGCAACGCCGTCTGGTTCCGTCAGCGCTGGCCCAGGAGTGGGCACGGCGATCGGCGGCGGGTATGTTGCCAACGAGGGAAAGAACCTCGCTCAGCGGTCGTTCTTCGAGGCGGTCAACTTCAACGAGGCGGCTGCCTATCAGGCCGCTCTTGGCAAGTTCAACAAGACCGATCGCGCCACGCTCAACCGACAGGCCGAAGAGATCGGTGGCGACACCCGGTTCTCGAACGTCGATGTCGTCCGCGCGCAGACCTCCATCCTCCAGGGCGGTATCCGCGACCCGAAGACCATCATGGATCTGACGGGCAAGGTCACCGACTACGCCCTCGCCATGGGCGTGACGCTGGAGGAGGCGGCGGAAACCGTGAAGGGCTCCGCTCTATCCAAGCGCGTCAATCTCAGTGATGCGGACGCGATCGGGAAGTTCGTCGACAACCTGGTCTGGATGGCGAAGAACGGCGGCATGTCGGACGAAGACGTTCGTCAGTTCATGAAGTTCGGCGGCGCGTCCACCACGGGCGCAGGCCTGCCGGATGCGAACGCCGCAGCGATCGGCATGATCCTCCGGCGCTCCGGCGTCCGGGGTGACGAGGCGGGTGTTTTCGCGCGCTCGATGTCGGGCAAGCTGGTTGCTCCCACCAACAAGGGGCGCAACGCGCTCTATGCCATGGGCCTCGACTACAATGACTTCGTCTCCCAGGACGATGCCATGAACACGACGGGCATCGGCAAGATGTTCCAGAACGAGTTCGGTAAATCGATCCCTGCGGAAGTCATGGCGCAGATCCAAGACGTCCTCGATAACGGGACGTTCGTCGGCCAGGACGGCGAAGAATATTCCGTCGCTTCTGACAGCGGGCAGTTCAACGAGGCGCTGAGCAGCTTGCTCGTCCCGCTCCTCGAGAAGGACGGCAAGGTCTCCGGTCTCGATCGGAAGGCGCTGTCAAAATCCCTCGGGGACTTCTGGAAGAACTCGGTCGACAGCGTCGATACCCTCGGCCTGTTCGACGCGATCATGAAATCGAACCCGTCGCTCGCCCAGCTCAACGCCTTCTTCACCGAGAGGCAGGGCGGTCGCGCCAACATGATCGCCCAGCAGTACGGCCTCTATCAGGAGATGGTGGGTCTGATGAACAATACCCCAGGCGGTATTGCGAAGCAGATCGGCACGGATGCCAACTCCGAACTCTACGGTGACTGGACCAAGCTTGTCGGTACCTTCGAAACCACCCTGACCCGCATCGGGCAGGACTTCGAGAGCATGACTCGTCCGGTGATCAACTTCACCAACGACATGCTGGACGGGTTCCTGGAGCTCGAGCAGTCCACTCGTCAGCTCATCGTCGCCTTCGGGGCGGCGGCTGCCACCTTCGCAGGCTTCGCGGCTATCCGCGGGCTTGCCGGCATGTTCGGCGGCGGCGCTGCCGGCGCTGCTGCTGGCGGGGTGGCGGGTGCAGCTGGGGCGACGGTGAAAGGCGTGGCCGGCGGTTTCCTCACGAGGAACCTTCTGACTGGATCTGTCGCTGCTCAGGCCCTCCTCTGGAAAGAGGCGATCACCCAACTCTCAGCGGGCTACGCGAACGATGAGAAGCAGGGTGCGCCCAGACAGTACGACCAGGGCGAGGCTCAGAACCGGGCCAACTACCAGCGCCAGTTCGGAGGCATTGCCTTCGAGGGCGGGCGGCACCGTGTCGGTCTGGGTGCTGCGCCAGCGCCGGGGCAGGCCAGCCCCTATGGCGAATACACCAGCCTGAAAAGCGGTGGCGACACACAGGTCAACACCCAGGTCGAGTCCCCGGTGAGCATCCAGCTCCACGGGGTCGGCATGGACCAGATGATCCAGATCATCCGGACGACCACATCCCAGGCATTCAGCGAGATGGCTGGGAAGCTGCAGGGCGCCCTGTCGCAGCAGCTTAGTCGCTCCTCCCAGACGAACTTTGGAGGAGTGAAACCTTACGGAGATTGATCATGCTCATGGCCTTTGGACCGTTCCGGTTCACGGTACCGACTTACTCGGTCGAGACGCTGCGCCGCTCAGTGCAGCCCCGCGTTGAAGCCCAGCCGGTGATTGGCGCTCTGCCGACCCTTCACCGGCTGGGGCCGGCCAACGAGCAGATCACTCTCAGTTCGACCTTCCACCCGCACCACCTGAACGGCCGAGGGCTGGCTCAGTTGAGCGGGATCCGGCAGGTGGTCAACGCGCTGCAGCCGATGATGCTAACCCACATCGACGGCGCGCGGCCGAACGTCTTCGGGCTCTGGATTGCCGCGGGCCTTGAGGACGAAAGCACGATGTTTGACCCCTCCGGCAAGCCGAGCCAGGTGACCACGACCTTGACGCTGTTGCAGTACGGCGGCGGGGCTGCCAGCGCGCGAGCGATCGCAATGGGCGTGGTCGCCGGCTCGCTTGGGATCTCCGCATCGATCGGGGCCGGCGGGATCAGCGTCAGCGCCGGTATCAGCGCCGGTATCAGCTTTGGCGGCGTCAATGTCAGCGCCGGGTTCAAGATAGGTTTCTGATGCCACAGGTTGTCTTCTCCATCTCTGCCGGTGGCGTAGACGTCACCGAGAATATCCGTGGTGTCCTCATGTCGATGACCATCACGGACTCCGAGGGCCTCGAGGCCGACACCCTCAACCTCGTGATCGACGACGTGGATGGCTCGGTCGAGCCTCCCACCCGTGGTGTCATCCTCAACCCGCGAGGCGGGTATGCAGGAGCGATCCGGGACTTCGGGCAGTTCTCTGTCGACAGCGTCGGCTATACCGGCTGGCCCCAGCAGATCACCGTCAGCGCGCAGTCGCTCGCAGCCAAGGAGCTGGCAAAGCAGAGGGAACCGAAGTCGTTCCCGAAGAAGGACTTCCCCACCTTTGGTGACGTCTTCCGCGCCGTCGCAGGGGCGGTCTCTCTGCCCGTCGTCATCGCTGCCCGCATCGCCCAGGTGCCCAACCATTTCGAGGCCCAGGCCGAAGAGAGTGCGATGGAGTTCCTGACCCGCATCGGGGAAACGCTCAACGCCTCGGTCACCATCAAGTCCGGTCGGATCGTGGTCATGGAGAAGGGATCCGGCATTGGTGCCGGCGGCTCGGTTCTCCAGACCATCAACATCCGCCGACCGGGAAACTTGCTCAGCTACAGCGTGGGTGAGAAGGATGAGCCCCGATACAGCCAGGTCGAGACCACCACCTACGATCGCGCGAAGAACGAGCGCAAGTCGGTGATCGCCACCACCGGGCTCGAGGGGCCGACCTTCCGCATCCGTGCCCCCTTCCAGACCGAGGACGACGCTAAGCGCGCAGCCCAGGCCAAGACGAAGGAACTGGTCCGGGCGCAGGCAGAGGCGAGCTTCACGATCGACGGCGACGCCTTCGCCCAGGCCGAGGCCTTCGCCGATGTGCGGGGAGTCCGCAGCCGGGTCGACGGCCTCTGGAAGGTGAAGACTGCCACCCACAATTTCTCAGGCTCCGCCACCTACACGACGGAACTGCAGTGCGAGGTTCCCTCCCCATGAGCAACCGATACATCACCCTATCCGACGGGGCGGTCGCCTATGTGACCGAGGACGGGGACATGGTCGACCAGATCGCCCGCCGGTACTACGGCGAGCACAAGGACAAGGCCGAACTCCTCTACAGCGCGAACCGTGGGCTTGCCGATCAGGACATCCACCTGCCGGCGGGCCTCGTCATCCGGCTCCCAGCCGTGACCCAGGAAGAGACCCCGACGTCGTTCAAGCGTCTCTGGGACTGACACCCACACCAACCCGCCGAAACCTTTCAGAACCCGCCCGCCGCGGGAAGGAGAACCCATGATCACTTCCAAGGACTTGCTGTTCATCGCCGGCACGAAGAAGGGCAACGAGGTCACCGACCAGATTGCCGCCGCCGTCAACAAGTATGCCGCCCTCTATGGCTGCACCAATCGCGACCGGCTGGCCGAGTTCCTCGGCAACGTCGCGCACGAAACGGGCGGCTTCACCCGCTTGGCCGAGAACCTCAACTATTCGGTGTCTGGCCTGCTGACCGGATTCGGCCGTCACCGGATCTCGAAGGTTGACGCGCAGGATCTCGGCCGCACGGCCAGCCGCCCAGCCAACCAGGTCGGTATTGCCAATGCGATCTACGGCGGAGAGTTCGGCCGTAAGGAGCTGGGCAACACCAAGCCGGGCGACGGCTGGAAATACCGTGGCTCCGGCCCCGGCCAGATCACCGGTCGCGCGAACTTCGAGACGGTCGAGAAAGAGACCGGCGTCCCTGTCGTCGAGAACCCTGACCTCCTGCGAGATCCTGACATCGGCACCAAGGCCGCGCTGATCCTCTGGCAAAAGTGGGGCTTGAACGAGATGGCCGACCGCGGTTCCACCACCCCGATCCGCCGCCGCTGGAACGGCGGAGAGAAGGGCTTGAAGGAAGTCACGGCAGCCGTAGCCCGCGCGAAGACGCTCAACCTGCGCGTCCCGGTCAAGCCGGCACCCGCGCCGGTACCGACGCCGAAGCCTGACCTTCCCAAGGTCGAGCTGCCGAAGATCGAGCTGCCTCCCGTGAAGATCCCGCAGAAGTCGGGCACTCCGATCGGAAGCGGCACGGCTGTCCTCATGGCCATCGGTTTCGGCGCCGCTGCAACGGTCGCCGGGTGGTGGCACGACTTTTCCACCTGGATCGGAGGGGTCTTCCAATGAGTGTCCACGCTCGCATCATCCTCTTCATCATCGCCGGCTGGCTCTATGGGTCCGGCTGGATCTCGGAAGAGGTCAAGAACATGCTGACCACCGACCCGGAAGTGGCCGCCTATGTGCAGGGGCTCATCGCAGCCCTCACCATCGCGGTCGGCTACGTATGGCGGTGGCTCGCAAAAAAGGTCGGCTGGTCGACCTGATCTCCGCCCGCACTCCATCCAACACTGAAAGGAAATTCCCATGGCTCTCACGGGCGTACACGTCGCATGCTGCTTTGCTGGCTCTGAGCGGGGGCAGGAGCGCCCTGCGGAAACCCTCCGCAAGCCGGAATGGTCAGAGACCATGGCGTCCGCCGGCACCACCACGAAGTCCGCTCCGGAGGCGGCTGATAATGGCAACCCGCTGTATCACGTCGCCTCCTCGCTCGACATCTTCTGCGCTGCCGGCAAGGCCCCAGACCCAGTCAATGGCCCGCGTCTCTTCGTGAAGGCTGGGGAACCGGCCAGCTTCTACGTTTCCCCCGGAGACAAATTCGCCTGGGTGGCTGCGTAAGATGGGCGCCCTCAAAAATCTTCTCGGGGGGCTGTCTGCCGTGAAGCAGGTGGGCGTCCCCCTCTCCAAGGGTGGTGGGTTTGTTGAGCCTGAAATCCAGGCGGAAACAACCGCGCTCGTCAACAAGATGGCGACGGATGGCGTGACCGCTCCCAGCGCCGACGCGCAGACCTACTATAACCGGCTGATCTATGCGCTGAAGCAAGGTGGGGTGTGGTCGAAGCTGGACCGCCTGTTCTTGGCGGTGACAGAAGTCGAAGCGCAATGCCGCTATGACCTGATCAATGCTGTAGTCGGCCTGACCGTGACTAATGCGCCGACCTTCGTCGGAAACGGCGGCTTCTACGGGAACGCTGCCAACCAGGCTTACACGACCAATTTCACGCCGAGCACGGCAGGCGGCAAATTCCAGCGCGATAGCGCCTTCATAGGTTGCTATCAGCTTGATGCCCGCAACAGCAACGCGGACGACTGCGGCAATACGAACGTCACCCTTCGCGGCTCTTTCCGCCCATCTGGCGACGAGACGATGCCGGTGCGCATCAACCAGGCGACGTCAACAAGCGTTCCGCTGACGCGTAGTCAGGTCGGCGCTGGTCTGGCGTGGGCGTCCCGTGATGACGCAACGACTATTCGCGCTGGCAAGGGTGCCACTAAGATCGGAACATACACGGTTGCTTCCACGGCTCTTGGTGCAAACCCGATCCTTTTTGGTGGCGGGCGTGCGACTTCGAACCCGAACTACAGCCCACGCCGCCTTGGCGCTTTGATCATCGGGCAAAGTTTGTCTGACGCCGAAGTGGCGGTGCTGTCGAATGCGCTCGACGCTTATATGGTTGGGATGCTGACAACCACACTGACGCTCGACACGGCAACCACTGCGCAGACGATCCTTGGTCTTGGATTCGAACTGCAGTCGGACAGCATCGAAGGCGACGGCGGCGGCATTCAGGAAAGCAACACGTCGTCGCTGCCTCTCGATCTTAGTTCATCTGAGCGCACGCGCTTCGCGAGCCAGATCGTCGGCCTTGGCGCTGGCTGGGTGGATTTCCGTCTTGCTGCCGGCTTGTACTATCGCGGCACGACGTCGGACGGTAAACGGTTCACAGAGCGCTTGCCGGGGCAAAATGCTGCCATCAAGGAGCTTTGTGACGCGACTGGTGTCGGCATCTGCTTTACGCATTGGTCGCCACCGCCGTTCTACAAGAAGAACGGTGTTTACAGGGGGTCCACAGACGTGCGCCCCGACCCCGTTGCTGACCCTTCAGGTTACAACACCTATCTGCGGCGCTTGCTTCAGGGCGGGTATCTCGACGCGCCAGACAAGGTGGCCGATCCGACTGGTTATGCCGCGTGGATGGCAGATTTCGCCGCCAATACCGTTCTGTCGATGGAGTATATCCATCAGAATTGTGGCCCTATCCGTAGGTTTGTTGCTCAAAACGAGCCTCATAACCGCACGGCTTATCCGTCCTGCGAATGGACGAATGAGCAGATGTATGACTATCTAAAGGAAATCGTGCCGCGCATCCGTGCGTCGTCAATCCTGTCGACTTATGGCGGGCAGGCGAACACCGTCAAAATCTGCTCGGATGACTATCGCGGCCCGACTGGCTTCGGTGGCGCCCTAATCCGTGCTGACAGCGCGTTGCTTGCTGAAATCGATAGCTGGTCCGTCCACTACATCGATGACTGCGCCAAGGATGCCAATTTCGTTGTGGACAGTGTCGCTACGTTGCAGGCCAACCTTGCCGGCAAGGCCATGTATTCGTCAGAAAACGAGTACTTCGATCTTCGCGTCGATCCCTCGCAGACGAACGATTACATGGAACCGGGTCACCGGATGACCAACCTTGCTATGCAGGTTCTGACCTGGATGCGTGCCATGTCTTCGCCAATCTGGTATCCGATCCACATCGGCAAGCCAAGCACCGGGCCTGTCTTTGAAACCATCGGTCGCGCGCAAACCATCTGGCGTCCGACTGGCGCACCAGTTCGCGATGACTACCCATCATTGGCAGAAGGCACGTTCGACACGGTGCCGGTCAACTGGCACGCCATGCGCGGGTTCTTGGAGCACATGCCGAAGAATTCGGTTCGTGTGTCTTTCGGTGCCGTCGCGGCGCAGCTTGAACGTGAGTGCTATTCGATGGGCTGGACGTCGCCAGGCGGCAAGGCCGGTATGTGCATCGTCAATCGGTGTCGAAAGGCAAACGGCATCAAGCTCGCAGGGTTGCCGGCCGGGACTTACAAGCGCTACCGCTACAACCTCGGCAGCGCTGGGGTCGACATGGGCGTGATTGCGAACGGAACTCGCTTCAGCATCCCTGCCGATACGATTGAGTTTGTAGTCCAGCAGTAACCCCACCACCCCATCATCAAAAGTACGCAGCCGGCCGGGGGTGACTCCGGCCCGCTTTCATATCGCGGTCGGACATCCTGCCCGCACTAACAGCACGATCGACCAAGGGCGGCGGAGATGACCGACAGCACGGAATTTAAGTTGGGCGAAATGTCTGGGCAGATAACGGCTCTGATCGAGAGCGTGAGGGAGCTGGCGAGGAAGTCAGACGAGAATAGATCCCGGACATACAGCGCGATCGAGCAGCTTCGGCTGGAGAATGCCGAGATCAAGAGCGAGATCAAAGAGCTTCGCAAGGCGCTCGATGATGAGACCAAGGCCTTGCGCGCGGATCTCCTCGCGCACGAGCCAACGATCCAGAACATCAATAAGTGGCGCGAGCGGTTCAATGGGATCGTGATGGCGGTCGCTGTGATGGGCTCGATCGTGGGGGCGATCTTCGGGGCGGTCTTCGCCCTGGCCTCGAAATGGATAGCCGCAAAGCTGGGGCTCTGAGCGGTTAAGGTTGTGAATGCCCCGCAGTTCAACGACGCACTTAAGGGGTGTCCAGCATGCCAATGAAAGTATTGGGCGCAGGCGGTAGCGGCCTGACAAGCGAGCAGAAGACGAAGCTCGATTCGATCGTAGTGACGAACCCGACGAACATCTCGCCCTCCGGCCCTCCGACCGCGAAGGACGACACCACCAAGGGGTGGAAGGTCGGATCTCAGTGGGTCTACAACGGCGTCACCTACGAGTGTTACGACGCGACCAAGGACAAGGCGGTCTGGTCGCCTGTTGGGGACACGGTGTATTTCGAGGACTACCCTGCGCTTGTGAGCGCCATCGTCGGGGCCTCACGCGCCACCTACCTCAATAAGCTCTGCAAGATTTCGAACGCGAACGGCTGCGCTGCCGGTGGAACTTTCACCTTCTCGAAGAATGTGGAGACCCCAACGGACGATCCCGCTACCGTCCCAAACTTTCCGGACCCGGCTATCGCCGATGGCGGTGACGCGACGGTGCGGGTGAAGGCGGTGGCTGACGCAAACGGCGACGGCTACAGCTACGAGGTTATGCCGCGCGCCACGAGCGAGCTGCGCATCTCCAAGGTAATGACGACACCGGAGCCCAAGCCGACGGCCGAGGGCTCCTACATCTTCAACGTCGTGCCGACCGACGGGCTGCCCAACGGCATCCTGCGTGGTGACATCTGCAGCCTGAAATCCGGGGTGTGGGCGCGAGCCTTCTCTTTTGCCGCGGCCCCGGCCTGCATCCAGGTCGGCGAGATCGCCTCGGACGTGGCGTCCTGGACAAAAGGCGTGAACGCCTGGGTGTCCCCCGGCGCCAAGATCTATGCGCAGCTCTACGCGACCGTCGACGAAATGGTCACCGCGATCAACGCGCGAGCGGAGAGCGTGGTCGAGATCATCTGGCCCGAGAATCGGACCATGGAGATCAAGTCCAACTGCACCATCAGCAAGGTTGTGCAGTTCGCTCGGACCATCGGCGCGAAGATCATCGGCAAGTTCAACCTCACATTCGCTCAGCGCGCTATCGTGCTGGGCGGCGTGACGTTTGCCACGGGCGGGGTGGTGACCTTTGCCGGTGCTGACTCCATCTTCTGGAGCAACGCGGTCGAGGACACGCAGATTGTCGTCACCGGACAGCGCAGCCTGATCCGCGACAACGTCATTTCCGTCTTGGCGGGGAACGAGAAGTTCCGCACCGCGCAGTTCACCGGCTCGATCAGCGGCACCACGCTGACGGTGAGCGCCGTGGCCAATGGCACCCTCGCCGTCGGGACGCACATCACCGGGGCAGGGATTGCCAAGGGCACCCGCATCACGGCTCTGGGCACGGGCACCGGTGGAACCGGCACCTACACGATCAGCCTGGACCACGGCACAGTTACGTCCCGCGGGCTCGAGGGATACAGCTTCCCGCTGACATCCCTACTGCGTCTGCAGGCAAACCGGTGCGAGGCCTATGGGAACAAGTTCGAGATTGGTGACACCTGGTACTCTAGCTCTACGCCGTCGCTCAACGGCATCGAGTTGGTCCACGGGTTTAACCAGCTCTATGTCCTGAACAACTCGTTCTCAGGCTGGAGTGCGGTGAAAAACCACATCGCGGCGATCGCCAATTCGACCCTCGCGGCGACGGACTGGCGCGTGAGCTTCAACGTGTTCAACAGCCCGTTCCACAACGCAGTCGTCGATCTCAGCACGACCGAGGTGAAGTGGTATCCAACCATTCTCGGGAACGTGGGCGAGTTCTACGGGCTGCACGCCAACTGCGGCGACTCCTCGATTGTATTCCAGCTGAGGAACACTCCGAACGCCATCATCGAGCACAACAACATCCAGAACACGCCGCGCAACCTGATCAGCGTTGTCGACGCCTGGGATGTGAGCTTCAAGAGCAACAAGGCCCGCGGCCTCGGCACTCGCGCCAGCAAGGCCCGATACACCGCCACGGTCTCGGGCCGGGTGATGAGTGTGACTGCGATCAGCGACGGGTGGGTGCAGGTCGGCCAGCCGGTCTACGGCGACGGCGTTGCCGCCGGCACAACCATCGTTGGTCGGATCACGGGTGATGGTGGTATCGGCACCTACCTGCTCAGCTCGAGCAACACGGTTTCGACGGCCACTACCATGTCGTCGCTGATCGACCTGACAGCCTCGATCTCGGGCACCACCATGACGGTGACTGCTACGACAGGCCGGCTCATGGTTGGCCAGCGGATCACGGGTGTCGGCATCAACGGCTCAGGCATCACGATCACCGCGCTCGGAACCGGCACGGGAGGAACAGGCACCTACACGGTCAGTGTGAGCCAGACCCTTTCGAGCCGAGGCTTGTTCGCCCATGGCAACGAGACAGATCCGAAATTCTGCACCTTCGACTTTGTCCGCTACCTGTCCTTCTCGGGCAACTTCCTCATGTCGATCCGCGAGATGCGGGCCGGCGCTCGGATGCTGTCGCTGACGTCTAGCGCCGGCGTCAGCACGTACCCGAAGATCACCGACAACCATTTCGATGCAGACGGTGCGCTCGGGATCAACAACACGATCGCTGTCTCCATGAGCGGGGTGACGGGCAAGGTCGTCATCCGTGGCAACAGCTACTACGGCTTCGAGAAAAACACCTCGGGCTGCGCGGAGTTTCCTCTCCGCGTCCACGCGCAGAAGGGTGGCACGAACATCAACATCGGGGGCTCGATCACCACGGTGGCCGATATGTTCGTGCCGGATGAGTACAAGTGCAACGGCAAGGAGTTCTTCACCGACGCCAGCGCTGAGTTCAAGGCGCCATACGACATGGTCGTCCAGGTCGCCGGGCAGGTGACGTGGGAGGAGGGGGTCGTCAACGTGGGCAACGCCATGGTGTACGCCTACGTCAATGGGAACGAGCGGGGTCGAGGGCTCTCGCAAATCACGGCGTCCAACGCCACCGATAGCGACTACGCAGCTACGCTGCCGCCCATAGCGATCCCCCTCTCGAAGGACGATGTGCTGACCTTGAGAGCGGCGCTCCCGAGCAGCAAATTGGTGCGAGCCTACTCGAACACCTACCTGTCGATCATCCAGCTTGAGTGACAAAGCTCGTCGGCTTCGGCCGGCGGGCACCTCCTACCCACGACCTGAAAGGAAGCCAGCATGGCAACCGTAAAGCAGACTATCCCCGGCGCGGGCTGGACCAGGCTCTCGCAGAACAAGACGCTCCTCCTCGAGATCGATGGCGGGGGCGCGGTCTTCGCCCACATCGCGGAGACGGCGGCAACAGCGCTCACCCTGACGGACGCGACGCCGGGCCACTTCCTGGATATGTCGACGCCCCTCTCGCTGGGTGCTGCCGGCTATGACGTCTATGTGCGGGCAGCTCACGGTGTCCCCGTGAACCTGATCTACACCGCAATCTAAATCCCCTGGCCACCCCTCGAGGTGGCAGTTTGCCCCGGCGCTTCGGCGTCGGGGTCTTTTTTCGTTTCAGCCCCACAGACGCGCTCCAGCCAGCTCCAGCCCTCGTACCTATCGCCGGTACCGCGAACGTGCGTGTAGCGCTTGAGCGACCCCCAGGAGCGGTGCCCTGACACGGCTGCGGCATGGGGGATGGAGTTGCCCATCTCGAACAGCCGGGTCACCCCCTCGTGCCGCAGGTCGTGGAAGTGCAGATCCTCGATGCCGAGCTGCTGGCAGGCGCGGGTGAAGTTGGCCCCGATCGCGTCGGTCGAATAGGGGAAGATCTCCGGCTTGGCCTTCGGCATGGAGCGGATGACGCGGAGCGCCGGCTCCGGCAGATCGCACCAGACATGGTTGCCGATCTTCTCGCCGGGGTTCTTCATGTCGCGCACGAGGATGCGGGTGTGCTGCTCCTCGAGGTCGGCCCACTGGATCCGCGTGATCTCCTCCAGCCGGCGCGTGGAGAACAGGGCGAACACCACGACCTTGGTCATCGGCAACATCTGAGGGACTCGCCTGCGCCTCTCCTCGAAGTGGGTGAGCAGGCGATCGAGTTCGTCGAGGGTCGGGCGGCGGTCGCGGCTGGCGGACTTCCTCACTGCGCCCATCTTCTTCGAGACCGTCACCGCGTCCTTCATCGCCCCCTCGTCCAAGGGGATGCCCCATGCCGGGCGAGCCACGGCGAAGACAGCGCGGAGGTGGGAGAGGTAGTTGTTTACGGTCTGCGGTTTCTTGTCCGCGCCCAGTTCCTTCACCAGCTCATAGATGTCCGAGCTGGTTATTTCCTCGCAGGCCATGTCTGCGATTGCATAGTCCTTGAGAGAGCGCAGCACCTGGGCCTTGGTCCGGCCGATGCTGTCGCCCTGATCTTGGACGTAGAGATCGATCGCGTCTCCCAGGGTCCGAGCCCTGTCCTTTGCCTTCACCGCCTCGACCCCGCCCGGAGCCTTGAGCTCCTTCTCCAGCTTTGCGATCCAAGCTGCGGCGGTCTTACGGCGGTTAAAGGTCTCGTATTCCTCGAAGATAACCTTCCCGGCTTTTTTGACTCGGACTCTCGCCAGATATGCGATAGTCCCGTCCGCGCGTTTCCGCTCTACGATCGTGCCCATGATTTCCCCGGGGTGACATTAATGCGTTCCGAAGTGACATTTGTAGCCCCGGGATATCGAAACGGTCAAGAACGGGCCTGAATAGTGGTAAACAGGTGGAAGCCCGATATGGCGACAAGCACTGAAAATGCGGGGATCTATGGGAAATCCAAGGCCAAGGTTTTCGCCATTGCACCCATGATCGACTGGACGGATCGGCATTGTCGGTTCTTTCATCGGCAATTGTCGGCGCGTGCGTTGCTGTTTACCGAAATGGTGGTGGCGGATGCGATCATCCATGGGCCGCGGGAGAAGCTCTTGTCGTTCAACGGTGAAGAGCATCCGGTGGCGCTGCAGCTCGGCGGGTCGGATCCGGGCAAGCTGGTCGAGGCGGTCAGGATTGCTTCCGACTACGGCTATGACGAAATCAACCTGAATGTCGGCTGCCCGTCGGACCGGGTGCAATCGGGGACGTTCGGCGCTTGCCTTATGCAGACGCCCGAGGTGGTCGAGGCTTGCGTTGCCGCGATGAAACAGGTGGCGACGGTGCCGGTGACCGTCAAGTGCCGGATTGGGGTGGATGACCAGGAGCCGGCCGAGGTGCTTCCTGATTTTCTCGCCCGGATGATCGGGGCGGGGGCGGATGCGATCTGGATCCATGCCCGCAAGGCCTGGCTGAAGGGGCTTTCCCCGAAGGAGAACCGGGAGATCCCGCCGCTGGATTACGAGCTGGTCTATCGGATGAAGCGGGAGAACCCGGGTGTATTCCTCGGCATCAATGGCGGGATCACCGATCTCGACCAGGCTGTGGAGCATCTCTCCGTCATGGATGGGGTGATGCTGGGGCGGGCGAGCTATCACAATGCGACGCTGCTCACCGAGGTTGATGCGCGCATCTATGGCGAGGCGGCCGTGGCCGTCGACTGGGATCAAGTGCGCGACGTCATGATCGGCTATGCGGAGCGGGTAATCGCGGGTGGCGGGCGGCTCAACCATGTCACGCGGCATATGGTCGGGCTGTTCCAGGGCTATGCCGGCGCGCGGCGCTATCGGCAGATCCTGTCGTCCGAGGCGACCAAGCCGGGTGTTTCGCCTGATCTGATTGCCGAGGCCTTTGCGGCTGTCGACATATCCGGTGGGCCGAAGACACAGGGCGCTTCGAACAGCTCTGCCGCTGCGGAATAGGTTCTAGCGCGGCTTTCCGGCGTTTTTATGCCCTGAAATCGAAAATGGCGTCCCGGGGGACGCCATTTGAAATCTGTAATCAGGCAGCCTGGATGTTGACGGCCTTGGGGCCCTTGCCCATGCGGTCCGGCTCGGTGTCAAAGGTGACCTGCTGGCCGTCCTGCAGGGTCTGGAGACCCGAAGCCTGGAGCGCGGAGATGTGGACGAATACGTCCTTCGCGCCGCCTTCCGGGGTGATGAAGCCGAAGCCCTTGTCCTGGTTGAAGAATTTAACGGTGCCCTTGGTGGCCATGGGAGAGTTCCTTGTTCCCGAATTTCTTGTCGTCTGCGCCGCGGCCGGCGGACCGGAAGCGGCTGGTTGAAGTTCCGCCGAAACGGAACCGTCGAGTGGTCGCGATAACGGGGAAAGAACGTCTACCGGCGGGAGAAGGCCCCCATGACCGCAAGCGCGGTCCATACAAGTCAGTCCAGTCTCCGGGATCTTTGGTGCCCGAACGGAGAAAGAGGTAGGGGCATTTTCGGACCTTGGCAAGTATGAAAAGTCACACTGTGCGGTGCAGCAGCGTGGCAACGGGCTGAAATCCTTGAGTTTTGAGGGGTGGCAGTCGCCTCTGACCGCCCTCCTGCCACCCCCTCGGCCCTGCCGGTCACCGATTTTTCGGTCGGGGACAGAGCGGTGTTCCGTCTTGAAGCAGCCGCCATCCGGGTTTAGGGGAGGGGTGGCTGGGCGCGGGAGTGGATGAGTATGGCGAAGACGGGTGCCGCAGTGATCGACCCTTATGAGCTCCTGGGCGTGGCCCGCGATGCCGACGAGGCCGCCATCAAGGCCGCCTATCGCAAGGTGGCGAAGACCGCCCATCCGGATGCCGGCGGCGATACGGAAGCCTTCGCCAAGATCTCCGCCTGCTACGAATTGCTGAAGGATCCCGTGCGCCGCCGGGTCTTCGACGATACCGGCTATGATCCGCAGCTCGCCGAACCCACCGATCTCAAGGGGTTGATGGTGCTGGAGACGCTGATCAACGACATGATCCTCGACGAGCGCGAGCCGGGCTCGTTCGATCCCGTCGCGGGGCTGCGGCGCAAGCTCACCGACGACATCCTCAAATGCCGCTTCCACATTCTCGAGCTGGAGCGCCACCGGGCGCGGGTGCGCAAACATCTCGACCGGCTCGGCCGCCGGCCGGAGACCGACGTGCTCGGCTCGATGCTCCGGGCCCGGGCGCAATCCATCACCGATGCCATCAAGGCGTCTGAGGTGCAGATTGGCGCGATCGAGCGGGCCTATTCCATGCTCGAGGGCTATTCCTACGAAATGGAGCCGCTGCCCGTCGAGGTCGAGGCCGAGGATCTGCCGAAGGCGGCGGAGTAGCATCATTCCCTCTTCTCCCCAGCGGGGAGAAGTGCCGAGCACAGCGAGGCGATGAGGGGGCCGTCTGGCCGCAGCCTTTGCAGTCCAATCTTGAAAGTTAATGGCTGCCGAAGCGTGCTTTGCCGGTGAGCTTCGCTCCCCCTCATCCGGCCCTGCGGGCCACCTTCTCCCCGCTGGGGAGAAGAGAGGACGCGCCCTCATGCCGCGGTGCCCTGAGTGGCGGCGTTGGGCTTTTCCGGTTTGCTGTGATGCCAGGCGAGGCGGTAGAGGGCGGTGGTGTGCGGGTCGGGGTCGGTGGCCTGCCAGTCGGCAAGCGCTGCCCGTTCGCTCTGTGGATGCGGGCCGGGGCGGGTGTGGATGCGGTGGAGCATCGCCAGGGCCAGGCGAAGCTGGGCGGCGGCCTTGGTGTCTTCGGGCCATTGGCGGGGCTCGGTGCTGGAGCCGACATGCGGCTGCAACTGGCCAAGCTGGGTCTGAAGCGCCACGTGCGCCTCGGGTTTGGCCTTGGCCGCGCAGGGTGGCAGGCCTGCGCCCGAGGCCAGCGGCCGATCGGCGCGCTGCGCCTCCCCGCAGCAGTGCCGGTTGCGCCGGCATTGGCGCCGCCGGCAGGCGAGGGGGACTGCGTGTTCGTCGAGGACGTCGCGCAGCAGGCGCAGGTCCAGCGGTTCGGGCTTGGGGTCGTCGGCGGTTGTCGGTTCGGGCATGTCGGCCTCCTTGTCGTGAGGTGTTTCGGGAATTGGCGAAATAGGGAAATTCGGGAGGCGCGGGTGAGGGGTGGCCCCTTGTAACTTCCCAAAATCCGCATTGGA